TCAACGGCTGCGCTTAGCGTGGCGCTCCCAGTTTTCTTGCTTCGCCTGCGCCGTTTTACGTAGTGCGACGTAACACGCCCCGCTGCCGCCATGATGCGGTAGCGCGGTGCAATATGCCTGAACATCATCAAATTCGGTCAGCCAGCGCGCCACATAGCTGCGGACAATATTGGCATGCGATTTATCATCCCGTCCTTTGCCATGAATAATCAGCACGTTACGCAAACCATCAGCCATGGCTTGTTGAATGAAACTGAACATCATTTTGCGGCACTCTTCCACCGGCTGGCGCAAAAGATTCAGGCTCGCCTGTTGCGGATATTTACCACTGCGCAGCTTATCCAGCACCCCATGTTGCAACCCTTCCCGCCGAAACTCCAGCGGCTGACTTAGTGGGATGATGTCGAGAAATCCGGTGGTGAGGAAATTATCAAGCTGCAGCGTGTCGATACGCTGCGGCGCACGTTGGTTACGCGTTGGATGCCAGTGGACATCGGTAGCACGTTTCAGCGGCTGGACATCTTCCATGGCGTCAAGAAACAGCGATTTGTCGTCAAGGTTCATGTTACATCCTCCCGCAATTAAGAGCGCGATATGATAACCAGACCGGGTCGGTCCAACAACGTATTACCCAAAATTCCAGTAATAAGTTCCAAATATTGCCGATATTTTAAGCAAAATGCTTATGCATGATTATTCATTCACGATATTTATAATTAAATGCGCATAACTTATTGAATTTAACCAACAAACATCGCTGCAAATAACGTTAAAAATCGCAAATTAACTACACCATTAACTACACCGTTCGGTGCACTGTATGCAACAATGCGGAACAAATAGACACAAGCGACGGGCTATACCGTTATCATTTTCCGGCTATCCGCCATGAAGCTGGTGGATGATCACGGATAAACCGTTATGGAAGTCCCCATATCGGCATCATGCCCACCAGCGAGATTAGTTATCTGGTTGCTGATGGGAGGCTGACGAACCTCGATGCTAGGGTGCGCAAAACTAGTGAGACCTTTTTTCTCTGCAACAGGCCCATAATTCGCGTTTTCTTTGTCTGCCGTAAGGTGGGGGATTTTTGGCGGATCCAGCAATGGCGCGGATTTTGTGATTTTTTATAGATAGACCTCATCTATCAATCCCGTGCACACCTTCCCAAAAAAAGTTTTCGAACCTGCGGCGATGTGAACAAGGGTAGGCGGGCGGTCCCATAAGCAATGAGGTGTAGGGATTTCTATCCCCCTGGGGGTATTAAACACCACCCGATTTAAATACCGTCTTTTTTGTCACTGTGTGTCACTCTCCGTCACGGTATGTCACCACAAGTTAACGTCGTAACCGCTCCGGCTTCTTCCACCGGTACGTAATTTTTTCTTTCTCCTGGTACATCTGCACGCGGCGACGGTATGACAACATCTCCAGAACTCTGGTGCGTATATTGCGCATATCCACGCCGTTAAACTCAATACCGTCACGGTGCATCACCTCAGCCACCACACGCGCGTAATTTTCAGCGGTGACTGTATCCGGCTGCTTGGCATGTTCGTCAGCCAGCTGGCTGATTCCACCAGCACGGCGGATTAATCGCAGTATTTCAGATTCGGTCATTATCATGCCTGTTTTGCGACCTCATTCACTACGTCATTTTTCACCATCCGGCTGATAATCTGATTACACAAATCGTCAATAATTGACTGCACTCTGTTTACTGCCATCGGTTTAAGCCCAGCATCACGTGCCAGAATACTGGGGAGTTTTTCCAGTTCCTCGCTTACGATTTCTCCCCATATAGCCATCTCTTTTCGCACATCATCGGCGGGTATGAGTTGCGCCGTTTCCTGTTCGAACTTGAGGCGCTCACGTTCGGACTGATACCAGGCCTTACGGTCGTGTGGCTCCATTTCTTCCAGTGATGCCGGAACGGGAAGATCAAGAAAACAGGTCAGAATGTCAGTCACCCGATAGAGTTTCAGCTTGTCATGTCCTCCGGCTGGCTGGATATTTTTCAGCCTTGCCGCCGCAGTCTGGCGACATATTCCCGCTATCGCCGCCAGCTGGTTAATGTTCAGCATCAGATTTTTCAGTTCCCGATCCATACCCGCTCCAGAATGTTTTAAACATGCATCTTGCAAATATCTTTCAAAAAAGGTCAAAAAACGCGCTGCATGTTGAACACAAAATAAGCGAAATTAACATACCAAAAATAAAAACACTTAATATTCAATATGATAGAAAGATGATAATGACGAATGAAAATGCAAAAACCAGCCTTTTTCCGCGCCGCTCCCGCCCCGTGGCAAGGACACCACACCGGGAGGACCCGTAAAAAAAGGCGGCTGTCGCCGCCCTTGTTGTCATGCTCCGTTCGATTTCAGTAGTCCACGATAATCGAGGGCCGCGACACCTGCATCTATGCGCACCTTCCAGGCGACACCATCAACAGTAAAGCCCACCTGCTCCTCAAGATATGGCGTATCAATACCATCAAGATAAGCGACCTCTATCGTGTCCATCCCTTTCGCTGCGGCTACATACCACTCCTTGTTATTGTTCTTATCAAGACGTGGCTCAACAATAACCTCAGCCATATCTTTCACCACGTTAATGATGCCGGGGTTCTGATTGATAGTGCCATCACCATCAACCGGAAAGAGTGATGACGATGACAGAATGGCGCGATGTGCGGCAGACTCCAGCGCGGCGGGGACCAGGACAAATGCGGGGGTAATATTCAGGGAGTCGCCGTTGGCATCCTCCTGTAGTCGCATCAGCTTACGGGCTTCGTTAAGCCCCTCCATGTCCATATCCTTCGCAATAAGATTTTTATGATCGGCATGGAATAACGCTTTACTATCCGTAAATTTGCCGTTGCTGGTTAACAGAAGATAAACCAGATTACCTACTGTTCTGGCGGCCGCACGCCCCATCGCCATGGGGATTGTAGTTAACTGGGTCAGGTCATCGTTGATAATGGCCTGACGGGTAACAGAAAAAATATTACCGTATGTGGCCAGCGCAATAGGTACACCTTTATCGCTGGTGGTGATGTATTTATATTCCGCACCTTCCGGTACTTTATCCAGCTTTGAAAAACCATTCAGACCAACGCGCTTTGCTTCATGAAAGTTTGAAAGCGATCCGGTACGCGTCCATTTCTGGAACGTTTCGCCGCTGTCCTGCCAGCCTTTCAGTACTGATTTTTCAGCACCACCAGCCAGAATGTGAGAAAAATCGCTGCTGCTGTGTGTGAAAGCTGCATTAACGACCTGCGAGCGATTTAAAAAACCGCCAACACTGATACCACGATCCGTTAGTGATGCCTGGGCCATTTCAAAAAGGCTCATCATCGCGTAAGGATTTCCCCGCTCTGGGCGTTCATACCCGAGACGGGAATAAAGCCCCTGACGAATTGCATCGCCTGTTATGTTCCCGTTACCGGCATAAATATGAGCCGGGGTATTTTTATTGGATGGCGTGGACTCGCGCCCCATCTCGTTCAACAACTTTTCACGGGCCATCTCCGGTGTACATGATGCATCTTCCAGGCACGCCATTTTGATCCCGTCGTAACGACTGCCGAACAGGCTAAACACTTCACTTATTCCGTTGATGCGCTTCTGTTCATTACCAGCAATATTGGCTGCTCCCTGTGGCGGGGTAATCATTCCTTTAATGGTTTCCGGCATGTGTGAAAAATCTCCTGTGCGTTTCGATTCAATTCGCGCCATTGCTGTGACAGATGGCAACAATTCATCAGCAAAACCGTGCTTAAGGCATTCTTTCCCGTCCATCCAGGTTTCATCTTCCAGCATGGCGGTAATTTCCTGTGCTGATTTGCCCGTTTTTCTGGCATAAGCAGGGACTAACACGGTTTCCACCTTATCCAGCAAATCAGCATAATCACGCATATCACCAGCATTTCCGCCAGAGATACCCCACGGCTTATGTATCATCATCATGGCGTTTTCCGGCATCACAACACGATCGCCAGCCATTGCGACAACCGAAGCCATTGAAGCCGCAACACCATCGATATAAACCGTAATTTCTGCCGGATGATTCCGTAACAGGTTATAGATGGCGATGCCTTCAAACACGTCACCACCTGGCGAATGGATCCGCAGGTCGATATGTGAGACATCGCCCAGGGCTTTCAGGTCTTCCGCAAACTGCTTCGCGGTGATACCGAAGCCGCCAATTTCTTCATAGATGGATATTTCTGCCGCTCCGCGAACACCCGCCGCCTTAATGGTGTACCAGTGATTCATTGCTCACCCCCAGATGCAAAACCATTCTTATCAAGCCACGCGTTAACTGCGTGTCTGACAATCTGCGCCACACCTGGTAATGGTTGGTCAGGATGATGATTTATGTGGTCGATCCTGTACTGCTTAAGGCGCATAACGGTCTGCGCATCCAGATGAACGGAACCACCTTTTACCTCGCCTGTGTTCAGGTCGTTAATACAATTCACAGTAACTTCCTCTTACTGACTAAACTGCGCGCATTATTGATCGATAAAAGTGGTAGATAAACATATTTCTATCATAAAAATAGATTGATCAGATTCAGACACAAAAAAGCCGGAGAGAATCCGGCATAAATATCCCGCCATCTGAACACATTTTGCACAGGCAACTCCATCTGGCAGGTGAAAAACAAATTTATTTATATATTTCAATTAATTGCAAACTGGTCTAATGACATGGAGAAAAAAATATTGTACAGGTAAAAACAGAAATAATTTTTAATTATCAATAAATTATCACACATGCTGCCGCCGCCATGAAAATGCAAAAACCAGCCTTTTTCCGCGCCGCTCCCGCCCCGTGGCAAGGCCACTCCATCGGGAGGACCCGTAAAAAAGCCGGATTGTTCCGGCTTCTGTCACTCGTTGCTTAAAACGGTATGTTATCCCCGTACGGATCATCATTTCCCGCCTGTTGTTTTGCCCTGTTCAGTGCGTCAGTAGCCTGGCCCTGCTGGCCTTTTTTGCCGCCCGGTCGCGCCGTTCTGGCACTGATTACGCTGTCTGCGATAACCTGCCAGCCCTGCCGCGTTTCGCCGTTCTGGCCTGTCCACTGGCTTACCTGCATGTTACCCGCCACGCTCACCAGTTCGCCTTTGTGGTGCTTTGCCAGTGCGTCGGCCTGCCTGCCAAACGCCAGGACGGATAACCACATCGTCGCCGTTCCGTCATCTGCCTGGCTACACGGAAGGGGAACAGCCATACTCGCCATCGCCATTTGTGTCCCTTTGCTGGTGGTCTTTAACTGCGGGTCAGCCACCAGCCGCCCGTAAGCCGCTATCTGTGCTGTCATGCTGTCTGCTCTCCGGTTTTAACGTTGATGGTTGTCACCTGTTCCGCTTCGGCAATCTCCCGTTCTGTCAGCGTGGCAAAGTTTGCCGCCGTCGTGGTCATGAATGCGCTTATCAGTTCGGGATGTGCTTTCGCGTATCCTTCCCCAGCGTGGCGGTCTATCGTTCTGATTGCCACCTTTAAGGCGTGCTCTGTCATGTCTAATGCGAGATATTTTGGCGCTGTCTTATCTCTGGTTTTTCTGGTCATTCCTCACTGCTCCCCACTTTTACTACCCACTTTTTGAAATTACCCAACATCTCCCCACTTCTTTTTTTGTGATTCTAACGTGATGTTTTTCAATGTATTTTTATTCCCCACTTTTTGGGGTATATACAGGTGGGAAAGTGGGGAATCGCGTTTCAATTTTGTTAAATTCCCCACACTCCCCACTTTTACTACCCACTTTTTACAGTGGGCACACGTCATCACCGTCAATAGCAATAACGCCATCACCTTCCAGCTTGTACAGCCAGCGCCGGAAGTGTTTCATCTCATACCCCAGCTTTTTCATATCATCACGCAACAACGGAATTGTGCATTTATCGCCGCGCTGTGTGCGTGAACGGATACAGCCCCATAGCGCGGCATGATTCTCCGTCTTGTTCCCGGCTTCCTCGATGCGCTCCAGTTCAACGGGTGGGCGCGGTTTATCCACAACCACCAGCGACGTGATTAACTCCCCGTCAGTGTCGGTAAAAAGCTCCACCACACGTAAATCGTATGCAGCCTCTTTCAGTTCCTCCGCGTCCTTCATTTTGGTGCAGGAGATAACCAGGGCTTCACTGTCTGCACCTTCACGGCGAATACGGTATTCAGCGTCCAGAGATGCACGAAATGCACTGGAACCACGCGCCCCCTTTGTTTCATCCTTGCCGGAATGGTGAACCACCAGCACTGTGGCCCCTGTGCGTCGTTTCAGTTCGTCACATCCACGGATAAACGCCCCCATATCCCGCGCGTCATTTTCATCATTACCGCCAAAGCAACGCGCCAGCGTATCCAGAATAATCATGCGTACCGGTTTACCCGTTTCCCGTTCAACCTGGCGGGAAGCGATGACCATTTCATCGACATCAAGCGGGACTGCCGGAAAAATCGGGCGGTTTACCAGGTACAGATTTTCCACCCGTTCATCATTAACGATTTCCCATGCCTTGATACGACGGGGGACACCTATCCCCCCTTCACCGACGACATACATCACCGAACCATGCGCCACCCTGCGGCCTCCCCAGTGGCGACCCGTGGCAACATGACACGCCCAGGAACACGCGAGGAACGATTTATAGGAACCGCTCGCGCCGTATGTGCTGCACAATGAATTAGCCGGAATCACGCCCTTAACGACATAATCAAGCTGTGTGTCGTACCCTGCAGATCCAATGCTCATTGGTAGCGTGGTTTTTCGCTGGCTGTATTGCTCGTCAGTAAGTATTTCCCCGCGCTCTGTCTGTTCGCGGATCCGTTGCAGGTAGTCGTGCCAGTTCTCCAGCTTCTGGCTGTGCATTCCCTCAGGGTAATAATTCGCATCCCGTACACCTGCCGCCGCCAGCTTTTGCCCGATGGCATTAATATTTGACGGCTTGATGTGGCCTGCCTTGTACAGCCGGACACAATAGCGACCATCATCGATGATTTTCAGGTCTGCCAGTTCGTCAAGCTGGCTGTCTCCAAGCCATACAGGTGGCACGTTGTCGCCAGCAAGTCGCCCGTCCTGTTCCTGCCATTGTTTCGCGTGCGCCCAGGCATCACTACCCGCAAAAATAATGACTTCGGTCATTTTGTCGTGTGGCTGTTTTTTTAAGTTCGGTGCCAATTTCATTTTGTGCCCCTGAATGCGTTAATCATGTTTTTCATTTTCTGAATATTTGCCCGTGCCTTTGCGTTGCTGGTGGGCTGTCTGCGTGGTGTGGCCTGTACCAGCGAAAAATCACGCCGGAACTGATAAACAGGCATCACGCAGTCATAACCGTACCCATCACGGCGGTAAGTAACGCACCGTCCCGCCACGCTTTTAATCGTTACCGTGCCGCCGTAGTTATCCCGGAAAATATCGCCGGGGCGGATTTCAGGCCGAGCGGGGCCGCTGGCAGTAAAGCCAGAAATTTTCTTTTTCATGGTTTTATTTTCCTGTCAGTGATTCCGGTTTTATTCCGGTACGAATACAGGCTTCAGAAAAAAAAGCCAGAGAACCAACAACCTCATTATTTCTAAGACGGCATTGTGATTTCACTTTCCCTTTATCCAGGAATATCAAAACGCGCCCCGTATAATCTGACGGCACATTCAGCACGACAGGTAAGTGCGATTCATGATTATGCATGGCTTACATCCTCCGGTAATTTTCTTCTGTAACGTGCCTCTGCCACATATTCCGCATAGTCCGACGCAATATTGAGAATATCGCTACCCGTTCCTGAATGTTCGGCGGTTTCCAGTAAAAAACATGCAGCTTTTACCATGTCAGCAACACATAACAGCGCAATATCTGTATCTTCCGGTGCGCCATCAAATTCCTGTTTCAGGGCATTAAAACGATCATCACGCATAACCCCCCCCATTTTCACAATCAGCAATCAGGATGGCTTTAGCCTCATTCAGTGCCATATCAGCGGTAATCTGTGCGTATGCCAGCGAATGGGGGATTATTGCCCCTGTATATTCCGTCTCTCTGGTAATGTGTTTTTCTGCGGTTGCTGCCGTGCATGAAATATCAATCAGCGCATCAATCAGTGTTTTGATTGCTTCGGCGGCTGCGTCCGGACGGGTGTTATTGCACATGGTGCACCCCCTGACGAATACGGGCGGCGAATACCATCACGCAGCCAGCCGGTGATTGCTGACGGGCTTCCTGTTCGCTGGTGGCCTCAATGGTAATCACGCGCGGTTGTACCGTACTCAGGGCGATAAAACGCCAGATGTATTTATTCAGGTTGTGCGAGTCCCGCCCTTGCGGGTGTATGGTATGATTTCTCATAGCAGCCTCGATAATCTTGCTATCGTTGGTGGTTAGACGCCCCGTATGTGTTTCCGGCACTGCGGGGCGTTGCTCTTTGTATTTCAACAATTCTTTTGGTGTGTTTCATGTTATGAGCGCATGAAACACACGTCAAGGCTTTTTGTATTTCTTTTTTTGTGTATACTGAAACACACCGATGATTAGGAGTTTCAGAAATGGCAACGGCTAACAAAAACGCAAAATCACAACTGACAACTGTCAGAGTCCCACTAGATGTTATGCAAGGGATGGAATCCGTTAAGCTGGACGGCGAAAGCAATGCCGGATTTATCGTAACCGCCATGCGCGGAGAAATAGCCCGCCGCCAAGCAGAAGGCAGCGGAGAAAATCCCCTTGTGTCGTCACTGGATGCCCTGGCTAAGGTCGAACAAATCGGCATCAAAGCAGCGGAAGAAATCGGGCAGCTTGTCACCGTTGCACGCGAAGAACTCCAGCGTCGCAAGACCAAAGAACCAGAGTAATCACCATCAGCGCCGTGGTGTAAGGTATTACGGCGCATTGCTATGCAGGACAACACAATGACCGATAAAGAATTGACCAAAACATTATCACCGGCACGGAAAAGACGGCGCAGAAAGATAGAGCATGAATCAGAAAGATTCGCGCCATGTGCTTTTGCTCTTGAGAAATTCCTTAAAGAGCACAGGAAAAAGCTCTCGTTGCAAACCTTGGAACGAACCAAATCTGACTGATCACATTGCCCACCAGCCGCAAATGTGGCATTGTTGGTGATGCTCATGCGTTGGGGATAACGTGTAGCTTGTGTCGAGGGGCCACCGTAGCGGGTGGCCTTTGTTTTGCCTGTTATCCGGCAATTGTGGCGCTTCGCCACACGGTTGATATAATCCCACTGCTCAGATTCATTTTTTGCGCAGTAGGTTAATTGTTCACAAAGGCGCTCCGGCAACGGGGCGCTTTTTGTTTTTATTAGTTTGTAGAAACCTGACTCAGAGATAATGCTCATATTCTGATTGCCGTCAGGGGTGTAAGTTAAATTTACTCCCTTTTTATCATCAAACATCTGCAACGCTCTGGCGTTAACAATATTGGTTTCACTCCCGCCAGTAAGGCCGGAAATAACCGGAATAATTTCGGCAAAATTTTGCAGATTCTGTTTTTCAGGACGAACGAAGCCCCGCCCTTGTTCGGGAGAATATCCAGTATTCATGGTTAGATCTCTGTATTAGTGGATGGGTGGCGGCTGTGTGCCGCCAGCCTGATTAGTGAACTGCCTCACAGCTTTCCTTCCATGCCAGAACTTCGGATAAAGACCAGCCAACGGAACGACCGCCGAGCTTACGCCGTGATGGGAATTGTCCGGTTTTTTCCAGGCGGTACCGACATGAACGGCTCAGGCCTGTAAGTTGCTGACATTCTTTTTCACGTATAAAGCGATCTGTGCTTAACACAATTCCCCCTTTGATATTTCTTAAAGAGTTATTTGGTGTCCTATTGTGTTGTGGTGCGTCGGATTGTGTCAGGGTGTTTATGGAATGGCAAACACTGGCGGCGGTCATTTTACAGAAGTGTGGTAATGAGAATAAAAACTCTTTTAATTCATTGTGGTGCAAAGGCATAAAATTCTGTTTTTACGCCTTTTTTACATGTTTTTAAGAGTGATTCGCCAATGTACAAAAAGCCAGTAAAACGACTGAAAATCAACTTTTTAGGGTGTCAGTCAGATGTTAATCAAGTTTGTTCCAGATTGTTCGCCGTTGTTCGTCGTGGTGTCTCGTTGTTTCACGTTGTGTCAGTTCTAAAAAATCGCAAAAAAAATTATATTTCTCTGGCTATTGGCAGTGTGGTTACGTTTTTGTGAGTACCCGCCAGTATCTCTAACCGCTCTGTCCACATGTCCAGCGCATTACGTTTCGCATCGAGATAACGGGAGTGGTTATAGACTCGCTGCATCCCTGGCATCTGGTGAGCGGTGAGTTGTTCGACAATATGCGGATCCACGCCTAAATCGTTCAGCATCGTGGTAAACGTGCGCCGTATATCGTGTAGTGACCAGTGCGGATGGTTTAATTTTTTGTGCATGAATCTGCCGTATTGCGACACACTGGCTTCCTGTTTCAGTTCCCCGAGTAATAGCCCTGTGTGTCTGTTCTGCTCCACCAGCTGCGTGACGAACGGTAAAATGCTTTCCGGTATTGGCCTGAATATGGCGACCTTCGTTTTGCTGTGCTCTTTCGGTACTGTCCAGAGCATTTCCTTAAAATCCCACTCCCTGATCTCCGATAATCTCAGTTCTCCGGTTCGGCAGCCGAACACAATCAGGAGGCGGATTAGTGCGCTGTAGTAGGGCGGGAATATTTTTTTATCCAGCGCCTGTAATAATTCGCCAAGTTCTTTGTTGCTCAGCACGCGTTCGCTTATGCCTGGTTTTTTGCCAACGTCCACCACGTTAAGATCATCCAGAACGTTACTGACTGCGTAGCGACGTTTACGGCAGAACTTAAGCGCCTGTTTACACGCCTGCATCATGTGACCAGACGTTACAGGGGATTTTTTGCGTATCCGGTCAAAACAGGCCAGCCAGTGACGTAACTCGCATTTATCCAGTGGCATATTGCCAATATGCTGTATGACGTGATTATTCAGGCGGCTTTTCAGGCATACGTAATCGACACGGTTTTCCTTTACGTGCATTTCCAGCCAGTAGCTGATCGCATCACCCACCGTTACCGGCTTTAGTGCTTCCTGTATGGAGTAATTAAGCTCATGGCGTGGATTTTTTCCTTCTGCCAGCCATGCGCGACACTGTGCCGCTTTTTCCCTGGCTGCTTTCAGGCTCAGATCAGGATAATTTCCCAGCTTCAGGCGTTCCGGTGATACCTGGCGTCCAGCTCCTGCCCTGTAGGTGAAATACCAGGTTAACAAGCCGCTGGTGGAATGCCTGACGCTCAGGTTTCCACCGTCATTAAGAAATGTGGTTTTTGGGGCTGGTGTGCCGTTGATTTTTCTTAGCTGTGTATCGCTCAGTTTGTTAAGTGCTCTGCTCAT